TAACTCTTCATACTTTATAGGCTTTTGCCTAGCAACGCTGCATTTATAGTCCAGACTATCATCTGTGCTATTCTATGTAGTTTTGTTTTTGCGTTTACTGTCGCTACAGTCTTGGAGCTTCGTGCTCCGCCCCCCGACGTTTTATTACGTCATTTTTAGTTTACTTTTTCTATACTTTAAATTAGTTATTTTTCCATAAGTTTTCTTAATTATAAACTTTAGGCCCCCCTTGGCCCATTTATCCTCGTATATTTGATGTACACAATTTACTTGTGTTCGGTTTGAGCCCGTACTTACTTTAGGCTAGTGTACCCCTATGTACATCTTAATGTAGATATTTTTCTGCATTTTCGTTTTCGCGTCTAATTAATACGCCATTCGGATCTTATTTCCCCTCGGTTTTTCTCCTCTGAGTTCACCAAGGTATCTGATTGCACCCTGTTTCATCTTTTAAAATTAACAGAACCTCTAAATGGTTTTTTCTTCCTTGTTTTATAAGATAAATATATCAATTTAGAAACCCAAGTGAAACATGTTTTACCGATACCCAATTCACCATGAATCAAACCCCTATGGTTTCCCAGTACCTAACTGGCGTCTTCGGACGACTTTTGCTAAGTCTTCAAGCTACCCCCAAGTTTCTTAAACTTTTGTTTATTCAATATATTAACTTTTATTATGCATGGACCCCGCTTTTTGCGATCCTTGCTAATACTTTTTTGTTTTTACGACCTTTTCCTATTGATTATTATTATAATTTGTATGCTGTTACGTGTTTAGATTGTTATGTTCTTTGTATAGCCTTTTCGGCTTTTCGTGCATCTTATTATATATGTAAGAATTTAGATTGTTTTTCTGTTTTATTATTTCAGAACATGTTTGTTGAATTTCAAGTTATTATGGCTTATACTGAAATTTTTGTTGTTCTTGGATCCTGTTCTGGAATTTTTTCCTTAATATGGGTTCTTCATATACCTTTATTTTATCATTGTGCTTTTTATCGCGATGTTTTTTCTGCCTTTTTTATGCATAACTTGTATGTAGTTCGTTTATTTGAGCTTCTTTGTGTTATTTTACGCAATGGTGCTCGTGTTATACCTGAAGTTGTCCCTCCTCTATGGGAAACTCAAAGTCTTAAGATTTCTACTAAGACTAATTTTGCACGTTTTGTAATGATTATTAAATTGTATTTTGTATTTTTGCGCACTTATTTTGTGCGAATTTTTCTTTTGTTATTCATTTTTATTACTTGTTTTATTTGTATTGTGCCTTTGGGTACTATTATTCTTTTATTATCCTGGACCTTTTTGATTATATGTCCTTTGTTTTTATATTATTCTTTAGCCATTTCTACATACTATTTAACAGCACTTAATAATGCTGCTAGAGTTAAAGATTTGGATCTTTATTTGAGTCGTCAATATGCTACTCAGGCATGTAAGAAATTGCGAACGCGTAAAGCTCGTAAATTTCTTCGTCGTAGCGTTTTCCAGACTCAATCTTTTGTTGAATCGTTAGATACTGCTGCTACAGCTTTGAATATCTCCTCGCCTATGTTGCAGGGAGTTGTTTCATTAGTTGAATCTGTAATATTTTTGGCATATCAATTATCTGATGCATCTAGTGCTAAGATGAAAGGTATTGCTGTTGCTACATTTGTAAAATCTATTAATGGTGGTCGTTCACTATCTATTGATATTATGAGTAAAGTCGATGAAGCTTTTTGTGACAATGAGGCACAAGGTTTTAAAGATTTTATCGATTCTGGTAAAGACAATTTATCTCGTTTGCGCGGTTTACGCGATTCGAGTGGTTTCGCTAAAGTTCAAAAATTTATGATGTATGTTTTATCACTGGGTTTATTTTCCCATGCTGGTATTACTATGTCTAAGGCCGGGTATTCGCGTGTTGAAGAAGCATCTTTAAAACGCAAATTTAAACCCGATATGAACTTTGTTGATACCCTTTTAGATATGGTATTATTTATTTGTTCTTCGGGATATCAGATTTATGCTGGTAATTCTATTGAACATATTGTTCATTCCCCTGCCTCTTATACTAAGTTCTACGATGATGTTGAGATCTTTTCTCAAGATTTTGCTCGTGTTGCTAGTAATGTGGTTGCTGGTACTGAACATACCAAATTATTGGTGCGTTTATCTGGTTTACTTGATATTTATAAATCTATTGAACCTTTATTTTCTCAAATGTCGAGTTCTGAAAAGAAGATATTATTGAGTATTCGTGGTCGATTGTTGAGTTTTTCTGCTCAATTAAAGAGTGAGAAGATTTGTCAATCTGCTCGACCAGCTCCTTTTTCTTTATTATTATCAGGCACTTCAGGCATTGGTAAGAGTGTTTTAACTGAAATCTTTTTCGCTCAATTCGCTAAAATTAGAGATTTACCTTTGTCTGAGGAAATGAAATATGTTCGTTCACCCACACAAGAATTTTGGGATAACTTTGATTCAAAAATGTGGTGTTTAGTTTTAGACGATATTGCTTGGCTTCACCCTAAAGCTGGTGAAGTTGATCAGAGTGTGAGTGAATTGTTGCACATTGTGAATAATGTACCTTACATTACTAATCAGGCAGCGTTAGACAAGAAAGGAACTACTCCTTTTTTGGGTCAATTTGTTATTGGTACTACCAACACATTTGATCTTAATGCTAGATCTTATTTTTCTTATCCTGCCGCTGCTCGACGACGTTTTCCGTTTGTTCTTAAAGTTACGGTTAAGCCAGAGTTTGCTAACAAACATGGTAATTTAGATGTTAAGGAAAAGGTCCCATTTCCAAATTTTTGGAATTTTGAGCTTATTGAGATCATTGCTGATGGCCACAACGTTTTAGAGCGTAATATTGCCAATTTTTCGGATATTACAGATGTTTTAACCTGGTTTAATGATTCTGTTAATACTTTTTATGTACGGCAAACACAAGCTGTGGATAGTGTTACTACTATTCACGATTCTGTGTTATGTTCTGAATGTTCTATGCCAGATTTGGTTTGTCGTTGTGCTCTTGATATCGCTTTAGATTTAGTACCACAACAACAAAAACTTTTACCTGATGTAGTTCATGTTGAATTGCAAAGTCTCTTAGTTGCGACTGGAGCTTTTGGTTTTGGAACTGTCATTGGTTATATCATTAATGGTTTTATCACAGCGTATTTGCCATCTTTTGTTTATCAGATTATTGTTAATTTGTTAACTCGTAAAGCTGCTACTATACCTGAATCGTTGCGTATGACTTTCCTTTATTGGACTGGTCAACAACGTAAAGCTATGGGCTTGATAGGAGCTAAAGTGCAATCGCGCATTATAGCTACACCCAAGATCTTTATGATTTTAGGTGCTGCTATTAGTGCTGGGATAGTTGCTAAGTATATGTTCACTTCTTCTTTTGTTGCCCAAGGCGCACAAGTGCCTATACCAATGAAGAAAGAACGTAGTGATTATTTTTATTCTGATACATTTGAAACTACTAAATTTGACTGTAGTTTGAAATCACGTTGTATGGATTTAGTTTCATTACGTAATCGTGTTTCTCAGAATATTGTTCACGGTCATTTTACTAACGATAAACTCACCTTGCATTGTAAGATGTTAGGTGTGGGTGGTAATTTGTATTTGACGAATAATCATTCTGTACCGGAAAATGTTGAATCTTTTAGAGCCCTCATGGGTGCTAATAGAAATGGTATATCCATGGACATTCAAGGTACGTTATCAGAAAATGATGTTAGACGTGATCCTAAGAATGATCTTGCTTTAGTGCGAATAGTTAATATTCCTCCTCGATGTTCATTGTTGGAATATTTTATTACATCAAAGCCGGTTGGGAACTCTACTGGTCAGTACATTGATCGTTTAAGTTCTGGTGCTATTGACACTATTGATATGTCACATATTACTTATGATGAAAAATATATTAATGATATTAAAACTACGCTTTTTTGTGCAAGTTCGTATGCCTCTTGTCCCACTCAAAAGGGACAATGTGGTATGCCCCTTATTGCCGAATGTGGTAATAAAAAAGCTATTTTGGGCATTCATTCATTTGGTGGAATGAACCGCATGAAAGATTATTGTGGTGCCACTGTTGTTATGCGTAGTACATTGAGGAGTCTTATGGACCAATTTGATGATTCAGCGTGTAGCGATGTTAATCCACCAGTATTGTGTGCTCAGGGTTATACTCGTCATTTAACGTCTCTTCATCCAAAGAGTGTTTTCAGATATATTGACTCTGGAGTAGCCACAGTTTATGGGAGTTTTACAGGTTTTCGACCTACTACTAAATCTCAAGTTATCGCTTCACCTTTAGCTCCTTTTTTGAAAGAGAAGGGGATTACTAGTGATTTTGGGAAACCAATTATGTCTGGATGGAGACCGTGGCGAATTGCTGCTTTAGATATGGTTAATCCAGTTGTTGAATTAGATTCTTCTATTTTGAAAGATTGTGTTACCTCTTATCTTGATCACATTCGTGCTAGAGTTCCTTTTAAAGCTATGAAACATATTCTGGGCAAGAGTGACCAATTTACTGCTCTGAATGGTGCTGAAGGTATAGCTTTCCTTGATGGTATCAAGCGTGGTACTTCTGCTGGGGCTCCTTTTTGTGAGTCCAAAAGGAAACATTTGACAAAAGTTGCTCCTGAAAGGGGTCTTTCGGATCCTATTGGAATAACTCCTGTGCTTCAAGAGCGTGTTGATGATATTACAGCAAAATATGCACGTGGTGAGTGCTATCAACCTGTTTTTACTGCACATCTTAAGGATGAAGCTGTTAATCCTCAGAAACAACAAAGTGGTAAAACACGTGTTTTTTGTGGTGCTCCTTTTGATTGGAGTATTGTTGTACGCCAATTATTCTTGAGTCACGTTCGTCTTATGCAAAATTATAAATTTGCTTTCGAATGTGGTGTTGGAACTGTAGCCCCTTCTACTGAATGGACCGATATGTTTAAACATATCACAAAATTTGGAACTTTTCGAATTGTTGCTGGAGATTATAAAGCTTACGATAAGCGTATGCCTCCTGCTTTAATTACTGCAGCATTCGAGGTTCTTATTGTTTTAGCTGAAGAATCGGGTAATTTTAGTCGTGAAGAGATCACTTCTATGTATTGCGTTTGTAAAGATACTGCTTACCCTATGATTGATTTTAATGGTGATTTGGTTACCTTTTGGGGTTCTAATCCTTCTGGGCATCCGTTAACTGTTATTATTAATTCAATTGCCAATTCACTTTACATGCGTTATACATATGCCCTCACTGGGAATAATGTTGCCACTTTCAGCGATAATGTTTCCTTGATGACGTATGGTGATGATAATATCATGTCAGTTTCTGAAGATTGTCATAATTTTAATCATACCACTATTCGAGATGCTTTGGCTAAGATTGGTGTTGTGTATACTATGGCTGATAAGGAAGCTGAATCTGTACCATTCATCCATATTTCCGATGCTAGTTTCTTGAAACGATCTTGGTTGTGGGATGATGAGCAGGGTGTATTCTTAGCTCCGTTGGAGGAGGCAAGTATACACAAAATGTTGTGTGTTATAGTTAAATCGAAAACTGAGACTCTTAACAGTCAGGTTTCCGATATTATTCGTTGCGCACATCGTGAGTGGTGGCATTATGGTAAGAGTGAGTTTAATTTGAAAACATCACTATTACTTGAGGCTATTGCTCACAATGGGTTAGATTCTTTCTTTGAGGATAGAAAATTACCCACGTATGAGTCATTGTGGACTCAATTCCGAGAGTGCTCGGAAAAAACTTCTTTCGTTTTATAGAAAGAATATTGGCTTTGTTGATATGTCATAACCAAAATCAACATATGTACATTAATTTACTGTATAATAATTTACTTTTATGAATTTTATTGTTTGTTATATCAGGACTGTATATATAATTGTTCCTAAGCGTCCCTTGAAAATATATTTATATTAAGGTTTGGACAGCCTATTTTTGAAAATTTTTACATGTGGAGAGATGAGTTAATCTTCACATTTGTTTTACTACTTACTGACATTAATATGGGTAGCGGCACCCAAAACACCGCAGAACAACCCTTAGAAGTGGGGGTTGCCTCAAACACTACACTTCAGCAGCAAATGACTTTTGTTGACGACAAAGGCGGTGAATCTTTAGAATTTACCGGTACCTCTGTTTCTCAATTTGATTCATCTGCTGTATCCGGACTGGACTTGGGAGATTTTCTTTCACGCCCTGTCCTTATTGACACTTTCCATTGGTTTGAAGGTGTTAAGTTGACACATAATATCTCGCCATGGGTTGAGTATTTGTCAAATCCTATTATTAAAAAGAAATTAGATAATTATGGTCTCTGGAGATGTAATCTAAAAATTAAAATCGTATTATCTGCTTCACCTTTTTATTATGGTGCTGGCTTGGTATCATATAATCCCTTGCCAGATTCTCATCAAGCACCTTCTATAGGTATTGATGAACAGTTAGTCACTTATTCCCAGCGACCACACATCTGGATTAGTGCTTCGGAGAGTGCTGGTGGTGAAATGACCTTGCCTTTCTTCTTGGAGAAGAATTGGTCTAACAACTCATTACTTGATATTGCCCGTATGGGTTCTATTAGATTCGATTCTCCTTTTGCTTTGCGTAATGCGAATAGTGTTGGTGGTGCAAATATCACTATTCGAACATATGCATGGGCGGAAAATATGGAATTATCTGCACCTACGGTCATTTTGCAAGCGAAACGTTCTAAACGTGTATCCATGCAAAAGAAGTCATCACCTAAGACGAGTCAATCTGCTAGCACTAAGATTATGGATCAAGTTACTGATTTTGCTGATGCTAGAGACGAGTATGGTTCAGGACCAGTTTCGAACGTAGCCTCCGCAGTTGCGAATGCGGGCGCTGCGTTATCAAAAGTCCCAGTGATCGGCCCATTTGCGAGAGCAACCGAGATAGGGGCAGGTGCTCTTTCTCGTGTAGCTGCATGGTTTGGTTTTACCAATATTCCCGTTATTTCAAACGTGATGCCATACAAGGACTTACCATTTGGAGGTTTCGCTTCGTCAGAAATCGGGGCTCCTACGCCCAAACTAACACTAGATCCAAAGAATGAATTGACGTTGGATTCTCGTACAGTTGGTTTGGATGGTACAGATGAACTTACTGTTAGTTCTTTTGTAACTCGCGAGTCCTATTTGACTTACTTTGATTGGAATACTTCTGATTTGGCAGATGCTGTTTTATTTGTATCTGCAGTTTCTCCAGCCCAGTTGTATAGATATGCCAATTTCCAATTATGGGGAACACCTTTATCTCATGCCTTGAGCATGTTTCAATTTTGGACAGGAGATGTTATTTTCCGTTTTCAAGTTGTTGCTACTCAATATCATCGTGGACGTTTTAAGATTACTTTTGAACCTAGTCCGCGTGCTAATGATTTTACACCTTCTGATGAGACTGCTAATATCACTCGTATCTTTGATATTGGAGAGACTCAGGATATTGAAATTTGTGTTCCTTATATGCAAGCTTTGGCTTATTTACCTATTCCCGGTGCTAGTTCTAGTGTTGTGTTCACTAATCCACTTGTGGGTATTTCGGGTGTATCTGGTAATAATGGTTATATTAAAGTAGCTGTTGTGACAGAACTTACTTCTCCAATTGCCGACGCGCCTATCTCAATGATTGTATCAGTGAGAGGAGGTGATAACTTAAAGGTTATGGGACCGCGTGCACCCCCTCGTACATCTCAATGGACTTCTCAAGCTGGTATGAATGAGCATGTTAAAGTTGATGAATGTATGGGTGACTGTGATGTTGAAGAGCCCAATGTCAATCTGGTATACGGTGGTGAAACTGCTATGTCATTTCGCCAACTTATGCACCGTCATGCTTTTGTGCGTGGTAATACTAATGAGTTAACTGGTGTTTCCGCCCGCAGTACATTTTATATGTATCCAGAATCATTAAACATGAGCAATAATGTGAAAAATATTCATGATGCTGGAGGTGGTAATCGATTTAACTATGTAGCTAATACATTTGTTAGTTGGTTGTCACCCTGTTTTGCAGGTAGGCGTGGGTCTATGTACTGGGCTGTCAATATTGCTGGGGACACAGATGGAATTAAAACGCAATTTACGCGTTCTCCTGATAGTGTTCCTTTGCCGACTGGATATGATAATGTAGCAGTTTTAGATGAAACTAGTACACCCACCTATGCGTTCTCGCTTCTGAATGGAGGAGTGTCTGCGCGATCGGGCAATGGTCTGGCTTTAAGTAATACCAAAACGCAAACAGGTGTGACTGTTTTGTGCCCTTTCATTAGTAATCAACGATTTGTTGGTACACATCCTTCTCCAATGGTGGATGCTACCACTCCTCGTTTGGGAGTTACTGATCATGTATTCCAGTCTACATGGCAAAATCCCACCATCGCGGCTACGGCCCGCGATACTGCAGAGTTTTATTGCGCTACGGGACCAGATTTTAATTTGTTCTTCTTTACAGGAGTTCCAACCATAAATGTGGGTGTAGTCATTAATCCGCCTGTATAGTCTGTAACGACGTTAAAGTTACACCATTTATATTATTTCCTCTACCGCGAGGTTTTATAATATATAAATGAGCAAAACTGATTGAAGAATGGTCAGTTTTACCCTAATCTTTTAGGGGTTTTGTTGTAGGTTATCCTCTTTGAGGGTGATGTAAATTTAAGAATACTTATTTTATGTTGCCCATGG